AATCCGAAGAGGAATGTGAGAGTTGTACAATTTAAAGGAGGGTAAATGGCATTTTTATGTGCTAATGTACCTCATGTTGATGTTTATGTTAAAAAGGAATATTTGTATGACTTACAAAAAGGTCATGGCGAACTAGTTGAAGGTGTTTGGGTTACAGCAAAATCAATACAAGGTCGTGCCTTGTATTTTGAAACATATCTACCAGAGTATGGTGCTCTGTATGATAAATTACCAATATCTGCCTTTGTTTGGAAGAAAGATATTAAAGAAGAGGTTCCGTTAAGTGAACTTCAATTATGGGATTGTTTTAGTTATGATATTACGATTATTGAAAAACAACTTATGTCAGGCAACAGATGTAAATATTTGTCGCCAGATAAAAAATGGTATAAAGGTTGGTATATGTTCTCTATAGATAATTGTAATTCTTCAAATTTAGAAAGAAATGTAACTTATAGTGAAATACCAAGTCAACATAAGTCATTTAATATAATAAAGTTAGACAATGGGCATTTTGCCGCTCAACCTAACAATAGAGTTATATTTTTTGATAAGTCTTTGACACCAAGTGAATTAAAGTTTCCAGATTTTAAAGTGTCAAGTATAGAATTTTCTGTTGAAGGTCAGCAGAAATGGACAGCAGGTGATGATGATAAATTTTTTTACGAATTAAAGGAGAGTGAAGAATAATGGCAAGAAGTGTATTTAATAAAGAAAAAGGTTTAGACTTTACAAAACAACCAATGTTTTTTGGTGAAGATTTACAAGTACAACAATATAGTGATTTAAAATATCCTATATTTGATAAATTGAATCAACAACAACTTGGTTATTTTTGGAGACCAGAGGAAGTTTCTTTACAGAAAGATAGAAATGATTACCAAGAACTATCTGAACAACAAAAGTTTATATTTACATCTAACTTAAAGTATCAAACTATGTTAGATAGTGTTCAAGGTAGAGGACCTTGTTTAGCATTTTTACCATTTGTATCTAATCCTGAATTAGAGGGTTGTATTGTCACATGGGATTTTATGGAAACAATTCATTCTAGGTCTTATACATACATTATTAAAAATTTATATTCTAATCCAAATGAAATATTTGATACAATCATAGAAAACGAAAAGATTGAACAAAGAAGTAAATCTGTTACAAAAACCTATGATGATTTAATTGAAATGGGTTATAAATGGCACCTTAATAAAGATAAGGTTGATTTATATGAACTTAAAAAGAAAATGTACCTTGCAATGGTAACTGTAAATATACTAGAGGGTTTAAGATTCTATGTATCATTTGCTTGTTCATTTGCATTTGGTGAACTAAAACTTTTAGAAGGTTCTGCTAAAATTATATCTTTTATTGCAAGAGATGAAAGTCAACACCTTGCAATGTCACAAGCTATCATTAATAATTGGCATGACCGTAATGATGACAAAGACATGTTAAAGATTAGAAAAGAAGTTGAGAAAGATGTTTATAAGATGTATGACGAAGCTGTGGAAGAGGAAAAAAGGTGGGCAACATATCTATTTTCACAAGGAAGTATGATTGGGTTATCAGAAAAACTATTACACCAGTTTGTAGAATATATGGCAAACCGAAGGATGAAAACAATAGGTCTGAAAGCAAGTTACGAACAAAAAACAAATCCTCTGCCGTGGGTAGACCATTGGCTGAACAGCAAAGGAATGCAAAACGCACCACAGGAAACTGAAATAGAATCCTATGTTATCGGTGGTATCAAACAAGATGTCACTAAAGACCAATTCAAAAAATTTAAATTATAATGGCATTAGAAAAACGAAAAAATACCTGTTCTTCCTGCGAAACTAAATATACTATAAGTTGGGATATTGAAGAGCAAGACTTGGAACCAATAACTTGCCCATTTTGTGGCCATGAGGTAGAGCATGAAGAATATGAAGAAGAACGACACGAAGACGAAGAAGGAAGAGGACTGGACGAGGACGAAAGTTGGAATTGATTATAGTCTAACAAGCCCAGCAGTCCACATTGAAGATTTTAAAACAGGTACCTTTTCATTTCATTATCTGACAAATAAAAAGAAATGGACAGGTAGAATAGGTGAAAATATTACTGGTTATGAACATAAAGAATGGAACGACCCTATTGAAAGATTCGGATATATCTCCGATTTTGTTATGGACTTACTTTCCCCATACATACGACCACTTATTTTCATTGAAGGATATTCCTTTGGTTCAAAAGGCCAAGGTTTATTTCAAATTGCTGAAAACTGTGGTATTCTTAAATACAGATTACTACAAGAAACATATGGTTACAATACAGTTGTACCTAGTGTTGTTAAAAAAGGTGCTACAGGAAAAGGTAACGCCGATAAAGATATGATGTACGAAGCGTTTGTAAAAGAATTACCAGAATATAACTTGAAAAAATTATTTGATACCGAAAAGGTAGGCAATCCACTATCAGATATAGTAGATAGCTATTATGTGAAAAAGGTTGGTTATGAAAATCTATCTATTTAATACCAAAAAATCATCACTACCATTTTTAAAAGCATTTTGTAATAAACATAATTACGAAATTTTTGATAGCAAAGAAGGCGAAAAATCACCAGGTCAAGGTGCAGCTAGATTTTTGAATTACAGTTGGCCAACATGGAATGGTGAAATACCCGAAGACACAGCAATTGCTTTCCAAGGCCTTGTAAGAGGAACGAAACAGGTACACGAAGTTTGTACTACAGATTGGTATTACTTTGACCAACCTTATTTTTTTAGTAATGACTATCAACAATCTGACACAGGCGACAGATGGTATCGTATCTGTAAAAACAATACTCAAAAAAATTATTTAGAAAAATCTTATAAAGTTGATAGAAGATTTGATAAACTACTAGAACGAATTAATCAAAAATGTAAAGATGAATTAACACCAAAACCATGGCAATATGATGGTGAACATATACTTGTAATACCACCTAGTTATCATACAGCACATTGGTATGGTATTGATAGACACCAATGGACACAAGACATTGTTAAGAAGATTGCAAAACATGATAGAAAACATCCTATTGTAATTAGAGAAAAATTTAAAAACAATTTAGATTGGTCGCCAGAAAGAACAGAAAAACCATTAAGTGAAGACTTAAAGAATTGTTATGCTATGGTTTCTTTCCATTCAATGTGTGCTGTACATGCAGTTATGGCTGGTGTACCTAGTTGGTGTAGTGAACATTCGCCTGCTTATCCTGTAAGTTTAGGTTTAAATGAATTAGACCAAATCAAAGACCCTTTATATGCTGGTGATAGACAAGATTGGGTAAAATCTTTAATGTGTTCCCAATTTACAGAAACAGAAATGAAATCAGGTCAAGCATATGGGCACTTAAACGGAGAAAATATATGGTAAGAAAAATAATCAATTGGTTTAAAACCAAGTGGCAAAAATTTAAAGCAAAGAAACAGGACCCTTTTATATACAAATGAGAATATTAGGTATCAATTGTCTAAACCATGACGCAGCTATGGCCGTGGTAGATGGTAAGGAAATAATGTGGGCTGCTCATGCAGAGCGTTATTCTAAAATTAAGAATGACCAATTTCTAAATTGGCCTATTGTTAATGAGGCAATGAGATATGGACCATTTGATATGGTTGTTTATTATGAAAAACCATGGTTGAAAAAACAAAGACAGTTTAAAGCAGGTCAATATAAGATTGCATTAGACCCTAGAGAATTACCTAGTGTATATTTAAGACAGTTTGGTATTAAAATAGATGAATACGCAACACATCATCATTCTCATATGGCAGGTGGTTATTATACATCACCATTTGATGACGCAATGACATTAACTGTTGACGCAATAGGTGAAATGGAAACTATGACAATATGGGATAATGAAAATAAGATTGCTCGTCAACAATATCCAAAATCATTAGGTCTATTATATTCAGCAGTTACACAAAGAATTGGTTTAAAACCAAATGAAGAAGAATATATTACTAT